GTTTCCTGGGGGTCGTCATCTAAAAAAACTCCGGTCGTCGGTGCGTTGCCGGGCTGGTAGCTCACGGTTTCCGCGTGAGAAGTTGGTGCCACAGCCTCCGACATTGCGGCCAGCACAGGCGGGCCGGCAGTTCATCGGGTCGTGGCTGCCGCCCTTGGACCTTGGCAGCATGTGCTCGACGGTGAACGTCTCGAAGATCAGCGGGGCACCACAGTGGACGCACACGTGTGGGTACAGCTCCCACACCGCGATGCGGAGCCGCTGCACCATGCGCCCGCTGTACTTCATGGCGTGGTCAGCTCGTGCCAGGCGACCAGGCCACAGGCGACCAGCAGGACGGCGGCGATGCACATCATGCCCGGCCTCCGTTCAGCAGCACGTGGGCCTCGACGGTGGCGTGCATGGCGTCGTAGTTGGAGCGTTCGGGGTACAGGCCGCACTTGCACCAGACCTGTTCCCCGTCGAGTGCGATCAGTTCGTGCTGGTGGGTGGTCTTGGGTTCGGGTGCGAAGATGGCCAGCTCGGCCATGTGGTAATTCATCAGTGCCCGGATGAACTCTCCCCAGGCCATGGCCCTGGTGGTGGTGCCGTGGGTTGGGTCGGCCTCGACTTCACGGAATTGCACGGCCGCGTCCAGGACGGCCTCGGTGGCCTCGGCTATGACTTGGCCCTTGCTCGGTGCTGGTGTTGCGTTCATTCGGTGGTCTCCATTCGGTATTGGCAGTCTCGGCAGGTGTAGGCGTTCATGCCTGGGGTGTCTCGGCGTTTGACGGTCCCGCAGCCGGTGCATTCAATCCAGGGTTGGGCGAAGCCTCGGCTGGAGCAGTCCACGCAGTACTTGGCGTCGGGTTTGCACTTGGGTTGTCCACAGGCCCAGCAGATCGGCTTCTCGGCTGGTGAGGTACTAGACCAAACTGATTCCGTGTTCATGGGTGGTTCTATGGACGGTTCGGGTGTCGCTACCGACACCCCCTCCCGTGTCGCTACCGACACCCCCCGGGTGTCGCCTCCGACACCGGGTGTCGCTACCGACACCCCCTCCTGCGGGTTATCCACAACTCGATGGCTGCGGGTTCGGTCACAGCCGGCGGGGCAGCGAAGCAGGAACCGGTACAGGTTGGGCCGGCCCCAATCGGGGGTGTTGCGCGTGCCGCCCTGCTGCACGTGGCGCTCGATCTCGCCCAGCTCCTGCAGGGCGTCGATGTGCTTCTTGACGTTCCGGGGCGTTACACCGGCGTACTTGGCCAGGGTGGCCACGGACGGCCAGGCGCCGCCGTCGCCGTCGTGGTTGGCGATGCCGACCAGGACCAGCTTGGCGGCCCCTGTGGCGCGGCTGTGGTGCAGGGCTATGGCCATGGATTCGACGCTCACCGGCGGGCCCTTTCGGCTTTCAGGCTCTCCACCACGGCGGCATCGAACACATAAGCGCCGCGTAGGCCCGGGAGCTTTACGGCGGCCTCTAGACGGCCATCCTCGACCAGTCGCAGCACCTGGCGGGCGGTAATGCCCAGCTCGGCGGCCGCCTCGGCGGTGGAAATAAACGTTTGCATATGCATGAGTTTGGCACAGAGTTATGCCTATGTCGAACGTTTGCCTACATTGGGGAGTTCTCCCCATGCCCAAAGCTGGCACCTGACTAGGCGGGGGTCGTATTTTGGTCGTATGAGCATGCAACCAGTACACGGAAGCGTCCCCCCGCTTGAGCTGCGCCACCGGCTGCGGATGGCACGGGAATGGGCCGGCCTGGAACAACGGGAAATGGAGACGCGGACCGGAATTAGCCGCGCGACCATCAGCGGAGCCGAACGGGGCAAGAACGTGCCGCACAGGTCCACGCTGCGGATCTGGGCCATGGCCACGGGTGTGGATCTCCAATGGCTGATGACGGGCATAGAAAAAGGCCCGTCACCGGAGGGTGACGGGCCTAATGGAGTGGAGCCTCCTGCCGGAATCGAACCGGCGACCTTTTCATTACATGTGGCACACTCGGCCGCGCCGACACGCCGTCTTGAGCCGATAGCGGCCTAAGCGGTAGGCATTGTGGTATGGAACCATCACTAACCGAGTGGGCCGGCTGGCAGCGCGCCGCCGGCCTGTCCGAACGCACCATCACCGAACGTGCCCACGCCGTGCGCCAGCTGGGGGAGCTGTGCAGCGGGGAGCCGACCCGGCGCGACGTGGTGTACTACCTCGGCCGCCGGGGGCTGGCCGCCTCGACGCGGGCGACCTACCACGGCCACCTGCGGGCCTACTTCTCCTGGTGCATCGCCGCCGGCATCCGCGAGGACGACCCCATGGCCGGCGTGCCCGTCCCGCGCCGGCCCCGGCACACGCCGCGGCCGGTATCCGCCGACCAGCTGGCCGCGCTGCTGGCCGTGTGCAACCGGCGGCGCACCAGGGCCATGGTGCTGCTCGGTGCCCTGGCCGGGCTGCGGGCACACGAGATAGCCGCCGTGCGGGGCGAGGATCTTACCGGGGGCATGCTCACCGTCACCGGCAAGGGCGGCAAGCGGGCCATGGTCCCGGCCCACGATGCCCTGGTGGAGCTGGCCGCGACGATGCCGGCCGCCGGCTGGTGGTTTCCCAACCATGCCGGCACCGGCCCGGTGACAGCCAAGGCGGTCGGCGTGGCGATCACGCGGGCGATGGGCCGGGCCGGGTTCGACGGCACGGCCCACCAGCTGCGCCACTGGTACGGATCGTCCCTGGTGGGGGCCGGCGTGGGGCTGCGCACCGTCCAGGAGCTGATGCGGCACGAGTCGGTGCAGTCCACGCAGATCTACACGCTGGTGACCGGCCCGGAGCGGGCCGCCGGCATCGCCCGGTTGGAGCTGCCGGCGGCCGCCTAGGCCTTGACCACGAACAGCAGCCCGACGCCGCCGATGATCAGGGCGCCCAGGATGGCCCGGATGGCCCACGTCTGCCAGTTGCGCAGCGAGGCCACCTCGTCGGCCAGGGTCTTGTGCCGGTCGGCCGTGGCTTCTTCCATGCGGCGCAGGTCGTGCCAGGTCGGCCGGTCGGAGACGGTCTTGGTCAGCTCGGCCATCTGCTCGGACAGGCGGGATACGTTGCGGTTGACCTCGCCCAGGGTCACGGCCTCGGTCTCGGTGCTAGTCGGCGGCATGCTCGCCCCGCTTCCGGTCGCTCTTGAGCCAGCCGGCCGCCCAGGCGATGATCACCGCGCCGGCGGCGGCGACCTCGGGCGGAACCTCGACGCCGGCCTGGCTGGCGGCCCAGACCAGGACGACCGAGACGGCGCCGGCCGTCCCGGTCGCGGCCATCTTCTGCGTTGGCTTCCCAGTAGCCATGGCGGTGCCTTTCTACTTGATCTTGAGTACCTGGCCAACACGGATCACATCGGGATCCTTGATCCCGTTGTGGGACTGGAGCCGGCCCACCGTGGTCTTGAACCGGGCGGCGATGGCGCCCAGCGTGTCGCCCTTGCGCACCTTGTAGGTGGACGGGGTGGCGGCGCCGGGGATCTTGAGCGTGGCGCCGCGCTGGATCACGTCGGGGTTCTTGATCCCGTTGAGCTTGGCCAGGGCGTCCACGGTGGTGCCGAAGTGCTTGGCAATCTCGCCCAGGGTGTCACCGGGCAGCACACGATAGGTGCCGGCGGCCGCCGGCGGGGTCTTGGGGGCGGTGTAGACGCGGGCGCCGTTCAGGTCCTCGGTCCAGCCCAGCATCGTCATCCCGGCCAGGGCGCCGTGGCCCAGGGTCTCGGTCACGATGGACTTGTGGGAGCTGTAGTTGGTGCGGAACCTGCCACCGCCCAGGTGCAGGGCGACGTGGCCGTACCTGGTGGCCGGGGTGCTGAAGAACACCGGGACGCCGGCGGGGATCCCGGACGTGCTGGAGGTGTGGTGCTTGTGCTTGGCGTTGGCCCAGGCGCTGGCGGCGGACGGGTACTTGGCGGGGAGGCCGAAGCAGTGGCGGACGAACACCAGGCACAGGCCGGCGTACTTGGCGCCGTTGGTCTGCTTCTTTGCCCAGGCGATGGCCTGGGATGGGGTGGCGGTCATGATGGGTTTCCTTATCTGTTGGTGGTCTAGCGGGCTGGCCAGTGAACGGCGTCGAGAATGTAGTAGTTGCCAAGGACCGTCCCGGTACGGATCTCTATGTCCCCGTTGGAGCGGATGACGCACAGGGCGGAGGCTCCGGGGTTGGAGCTGCCGATCTGGAAGTAGCGGTAGTCGGACGGGGCGGCGCCGTCGGGGAGCTTGCCGACCAGGTAGGAGCCGCCGGCGGCCATGCCCGCGCTCGAGAAGCCCCAGCTCGCATACCAGCGCATCCCCTCGCGTCGGACTTGGCAGGGCTTGCCGCTCTGGAACTTGTAGGGGTAGATCTCGGTGCAGTCCATCCACGGCCCGTTGACCAGCTCGGCCATCTTGCGGGTGTACTCGGCGTACTGGTACAGGGGGTCGTTGTCGGAGAGCGTGGGCGGCTTGCTGGACAGGGACACGTCGGGGCCTCCTAGGTGGGGTCGGGTGCGCTGATGGTGCGCAGGTCGTTGGCGGTCAGGGTGGAGCGGGCGAACGTCGCCTCGCGCAGCGGGTCGCCGGGGGAGAGGGAGAGCAGCTGCGCGGCGGTGACGGCCAGGGCGCCGGAGTAGTAGGCCGGCTCGATGTCCAGCACCAGCGAGACGGTGGCGCCAAACTCGGCCGAGAAGCCGCGCACGCGCTGGTATTCGCCCAGCTTCTCGGGGGCGCCGAGGATGCGGACCAGGGAGCCGAACGACTCGCGCACGTCGAACAGGCGCCAGGCGTTCTCCGAGTAGCCCACCAGGTCCACCACGACGGAAGCGCCGCCGTCCAGCTTGTAGAACGGCTTGGACTGGGCCGCCAAGACCATGCGGCCGCGCTCGACGGCCGGGCCGGCCGGTGCCTGGCCGTCGATGACGGTCATGAGGGTTTCGATCTTCACGGACGCCGCACCGTAGGTCGCGGCGCTGGCCGCGTCGGTGATGGAGTAGTCCCGGTCCTCGTAGTCCAACGACGTGCCCGATGGCGGGGAGCGGTAGCCGACCGTGACGGTGTTGGCCACGTCATCGACCGTGGAGGCCCGTGGAGCATCCACGATGTTGCGGGCCAGGACGGTGGGCAGGTAGGGGTCAGGGTCGGCCGTCACCACGGGGTTGGTGATATGGCCGGTCGGGTCGCGGAGGCTGTGCCAGCCGACGGTCGTCGTACCGTCTGCAGCGTAGATCCCCATCCGGGCGTAGGCGGCGCCGGCCGGGGCCGTGGCGGACCCGGAGAGGGTGCGGTTGTCGCCGGCGGCGGTCTTGGTGGAGTCCAGGAACGACGACGAGATATAGGCCTTGTTGGAGGTGTACCAGTAGATGCGCAGCAGGACGTTCCAATCGGAGCTGCGGTACTGGCCGCAAAATATCGAGGCGGTCCAGTTGTCACCTGGCGCAGTCGGGCGGTAGGGGCCGTAGGCTGCCGGGCGGTGGCCGGCGGCGTCGCGGAACTGGAGGCCCTTTCCGTCCGCTGCGGAGGCCCAGTCGATCAGGAGGGCGCCGTCGGCCAGGGTCCAGCTGTCTGGGCGTTGGGCCAGGGAGTCCACCAGATCGAGACCTGCACCGGTGGCGGTGAGGATCTGGCCGTACTTGGGGATGCGGGCGGGGATCATCTTCCCCTTTTGGCCGTTGTGCAGGGCGGCGGTGTCCACGCGCTGCTCGGCTATCACGTTGCGGCCCTCGGCGGCCAGGTACAGCTGGTACAGCTCCAGCGGTGAGCGGTTGTCGGCGTCGATGGGGCCAACCGGTTGGGTGAACGCCTGATAGGAGCCGTTGAGGATGTCGTTGGAGTCGAAGTACAGCGGTGCGGAGACGGTGCTGATGGCGTCGATGGCCTCGCTACAGGGGGTGGAGGGCATCGGAGGGAACCCCACGCGCATGCGGCCGGCCATGGCCGAAACGTCCTGGGCGCCGATTTCCACCATGGTCCCCGCGGGGCGAGCGCGGTTCGGGTCGTGCCACCAGGTCCATGGGTCGCGGTCAGCGGGGACCACGTGGATGCTGATACCGGCGATGGAGAGGGCGCGGGCGAAGCTCGACCCGTTGGTGGAGAGGGTGAACACGAGGCGATCGGGACCGGCGGGGGCACGGAAGATCCCGGGGGTGACGCAGCAGCGCAGGGAATACCAGGTGCCATCGGGGTAGCCGGGCAGTCCGGGCGGGAAACAGTGCTGGGTGAGGCCGGCATTGGCGACCGCTGGATCCAGGGAGCTATTCTCGGCATACCAGGGGTCGCAGGTCGCGGCGAACGTGACGAAGTAGGCCGTGCCGGGTGGCAGGGTGAACTCGGGGGATGTGAACACCACCGTGTTGTCGACTTCCTGGCCGTCGGGGTCGTCGGGCAGGGATGCGGTGATGGTGGACCCATGCCCGGTGAGCAGTGCCGGCGCGGTGTCCGGGGTGACCGGTGTCCAGTCCACGGACCAGCCCGGCGCCGCGCCGTCCAGGTTGCGGGTGGCCGGCACCAGGGCCAGGTCGGCGTCGGGCACGCCGGCGGTGGGCGTCTCGGTGACGGACTCGACCAGCCCGCCGAACGGGTAGGCGAAGTCGCCACTGTGGCCCTCCATGTCGCCCAGCTCGATCTCGTGGTGGATTGGGTCGCCCAGGGCCGGCATGTAGTCCGCGAACGCATCCGGGTAGAACACCGTGGCCGAGGCGGCGGCCGGTTCGGGATTGGCGATGCAGGAATCGGCGGTGTATGAGACGGTGAGGCCGCCCATCGCGGTGGGGACCGTAAACCGGGTGGCCAGCGTCGGGGAGGCGGTCAGGCCGGCGACCAGCAGATTGTGGAACGGGATGGTCACCATACCGGTTCCCCCTTGACCTTGACGCCGGTCGAGACCAGCTCGCCCTTGATGAGGTTGATGATCTGCCGGGCCGAGGACTTGGCGTCCACGGCGCCGTTGACGGTCAGGTGGATGTTGACGTTCTGCACGGTCCCGCCGGTGCCGGTGCCGGCCGGGACCGCCCAGGACGGGGAGACCAGAGAGGGGCCGGCGGCGGTGAGGTAGAACGGCTTGCCGTCCTCGGGCACGTCGATGGCCGGGCGCATGTAGTAGCCGCCCAGGGAGGACTGTGCGGCGCGGGCCGAGGACTGCTTGCCCAGCAGCCGGCCGACCCAGCCGATGGCGTTCTGTACCCAGCCGATCATGCCCCGGATCGTTGAGGTGATGCCGTTGAAGACGCGGCGGAAGTCCCGGCCGATCATGTTCACGACGTTGCGGAACACGTCGCGCAGGAAGCTGGTCACGCTGCGCACCGTGGCGCGGATGCCGTCGATGATGCGGCGGATTCCGGCGACGGCACCGGAGACGGCGTTGCGGGCGGACTGGGTGCCGGCGCGGAACCGGGCGGCGAAGTAGTTGGCCACGGCCGAGGCGGTGGCCTTGACCTTGTTCACGGTGTGGATGACCACGCGGATGCCGGCGGCCACCAGAGCCTTGGCCAGGGCCACGGCCACGCGCCAGGCGTTGGAGAACGACCGTCCCACGGCCGAGGCGGTGGCCTTGACCTTGTTCACGGTGGCGATGACCACGCGGATGCCGGCGACCACCAGGGCCTTGGCCAGGGCGATGGCGAGGCGGAACGCGGTCGAGATGGCGCGGCCCACGGCCGAGGCGGTGGCCTTGACCTTGTTCACGGTGGCGATCACCACGGCGATGTGGAGCTTGACCAGCTGGCCGACCAGCTGCCAGGCGGCGGACCAGGTGGCCTTGAACCAGCCGACGACGGCGGCGATGGCGACCTGCACGGCGGCGAACGCGGCGTTCACGAAGTCCCGGAACCAGCCCACCTTGTTGTAGGCCAGGACCAGGGCGGTTACGATGCCGGCGATCAGCAGGATGACCAGGCCGATGGGGTTGGCGGCCATTGCCGCATTCCAGGCCCACTGCGCTGCGGTGGCCACGGCGGCGATGGCACGGTACGCGGCGATGGCGCCGTTGACCAGCAGCACGGCGGCGGACAGGCCGGCCAGCACGCCGGCCAGGGTGAGCACCAGGGGGATATTCTGGGATACCCAGGTGGCCAGCGCCGCGATGGCGTTCTGGGCCTTGGTCATGATGGGCAGGAACTTTTCGCCCACCTGGGTGATGGCGTCTTCCATCTTGGCGTTGGCGCGCTGCTGGGCGCCGGCGGCGGTGTCGGCCTCGCGGGCAAAATTGCCCTGATACTTGGCCGCCTGCTGCATGATCAGGTTCTGGGTGGCCTGCTTCTTGGCGGCGTCCAGGGCGGCGCCGGTGAGCTTGTCCTGCCCGCGCTTGGCCAGCTCGGCATTGACCGCCGACATGTTCAGGAACACGCCGAAGCGCTCCAGGGAGTCGAACTCACCGCGCATGGCCGCGCCCATGGCGGCCGACGCCTCGGCGGTGTCCCCGCCGAACACGGACGAGAGGTCGGAGGCGGCGCCGATCAGCTCGTTGGTCTTGGCTGCCAGCTCGTCCTGGTCCTTGTAGGCGGACCCGAGGGAGCCGCCGATGGATGCGGCCAGCTCGTTGTAGCTGGAGGCCGAGAGGCCCACGGCGTCGGCGGACTTCTTGGACCAGCCCAGCGCGGAGTCGGCGGCCTTGCCGAACACGGTTTTGACGGCACCGACGTTCTGCTCGGCGGCGGCGGCCAGATCGGTGGCCTTCTTGGCGCCGGCCGCCAGCCCGCCGATCACGACGGTGGCCGGGGCGGCCAGCTTCTTGGCGCCGGCGGCGAACTTGTCCAGCCTCGACCCGTACTTGGACAGGCCCTTTTCGCCTTGCTTGGCGTCGGTGACGATCTTCACCGAGAGGATGGCCGATTTGTTCGCCACGGTGGTCTAGCTCCTTTCGTGCAGGTCGTCCAGGGCGGCCAGGTAGGTGGCCAGGATCTCGGGGGGCAGGTCTGCCAGGGAGTTGAACGGCAGGTGCGTGGCGATGGACAGGCGCACCAGCAGCCCGGCGCGGCTGTCTAGGCTAAAGGGCCGGCGGACCAGGCTTCGGCACCGTCCTCGGTGGTCGGGTCCACCGTGTTGCCGTCCTCGTCGATGGGTTCGATCTGCACGATCTTGTCCAGGTAGTCCTCCACCGTGTCGGCGGTGCCACCGGAGCGCTTGATGGCGGACCAGGCAAGAATGGTCATCCAGAGCATGGGCGCCTCCTGGGAGCCGGGCCAGGACTTGCGCGGGCGCATCACGTCGAAGCGCACGGCGTCGCGGTTGTCGGTCTGCACGGTGTACTCGGTCAGCTCGCCGGTGGGTGAATCGTCCACCAGTACGCGCAGCTTGGGCATGGTCAGCTTGTGGTTAGCCATGGCGGCTAGTCCCCCTTGATCTTGTCGATGATGTGCAGCAGACCGGACCAGTACAGTTCGGTCCACTGCGGTTCTGTTTCCTTGGCGGCGTCGATCACCCAGGTGTTGGGCTTGATCACGTCGTCCGGTGTTCCGTAGTGGATCTTGCCCGCGTAGGGCTTGGCGCGGGTGCCCACGCGGATGATGCCGGCCCGCTGCGTGGCGCCCACGCGGACGGTCGGGCCGAGGTGGCCGCCCTTGGCCGGCCCCACCGGGGTGCCGGCGCGGGCGACGGGCAGGACGATGGCGGCGGCCTGGCGGTTCAGCGCGGACAGGTCTTTCATGTCCGCGCCGGCCCGCTTCAGCGTGCGGCGCAGCTCGCGGGCGCCGTCGATGCGCAGCTGGCCACCGTCCTGCCCGGCCATCGGCTAGCCCGCCGAGACTGCGGCGATGACCGGGGCGCCGATCAGGGTGAAGCTGAAGTCCGATTCGGCCTTGGACTTCACGTCGCCGCCAATGTCGATGGCCTCGACCTCCAGCTGCCCGGTGATCTTCTTCCCCGCGGCGTTGTTCGGGGTGTATTCGAACGGGTGCGTCTGGCCCCGGTGCTCAAACAGCCATTCGGTGCGGGAGTCGGTGGCGCCGAAGTCCTGGAGCATGGTGCCCTCCAGGGCGAACGACTCGGAGCGGTCCCCGGAGACCTGCTCACCGGAGAGCACGTCGATGGGGTCTCCCTTGTCCACGGAGGGGACCAGCTTGGCCGAACGGATCTGGGACTCGAACATGGTCAGGTTCTCGGTGTCCCCGATCTGGAGCTTTCCGGGGCCGACGGTGAGGGTTGCGACAGGCATTAGGTCACGTCCATTTCTATGGTGATCAGCAGGGCTGGCAGGGGGTCGGGGGAGTGGTTGGCGAGCTGGACCGTGACGGCCTCGGCGCGGAACGCCGGGAACACGGTGCGGACCCGCTCGGCCATGGTGGACAAGTCATCCAGTGAATCTGTCGGCTGGTTGCCGTTGGCGATCAGGTACAGCGACCAGGCGCCGGTGTACCTGTCCAGGCCCAAACGGTCGTAGTCGATGGCGGCCGGGGTGAGCCACGCGCCGGGCACCTGGAGATCCTGCACGTTGGTCTCGACCTCCAGGCCGGCGGCCGTGAGAGCAGCCGCCACTTCCAGGGTCGCGGTCCCGTATCCGGTGGCCATCAGCCCACCGCCGGCCGGGTGTATCCGTCGATGCGGAGCATCCGGGATATGTCGGAGTCGTACCGGGACACGTAGGACGCTCCCCCGTCGGTCATCGCCTCGATGCCGTTGGGGCTGTTCCGCCTCCGGTACAGCCTGGCGGCCAGCATCACGGCCGCCTGGAGGGTCCGGGGCGCCCAGGCCCGGTTGCCGGGCCCGTCGGCCGGCAACCGGGGGGCATCGGGCAGGGAGTCCACCAGGTCGGCCGTGGCGGCCACGACGGCCTCCAGGTGCGTGTCGCCCTCGTGGGACTTCATGCCCAGCCAGGTGGCCACGGCTTGCGTGGTGAGCTGCTCGGCCATCGGACTACGCGGCCGGCTCGGTGATGGTCGTCTGGAAGATGGCGCGGGGGTCGTTGATCATCAGCGCCGTGTAGCCGAACACGCCGAGGTCCACGCCGCCACGGCTGATGTCCAGGGCCTGGACCTGCACCGGCGGGGTCTTCTCGTAGAACGTCGCGGCGCGGGAGTCGTAGGCCAGCAGCTCGTCGGCGGGCAGCTCCTGGTTGACGCTGAACGACAGGCCGCCGGCGTTGCCGTTGGTGTCCGACAGGTTGATGGTGCCCTGCTTCTGCAGCCACCACGGCACCTGGTCGGTGGGAAGATCCAGGAACTTGGCCCACGCCGTGGCGCCGAACTGAATCCGGGAGATACGGGATCCCAGGCCGGCAGAGCGCAGCCCGAGCTGGGTCAGCGCGCCGGTCAGGGTGGTTACGTCGGGAACGATGGTGGCGGCGGCCAGGAACTGGGCCACCACGTCGGCCTCGGTCTGCATCTTGTAGTCGTCGGTGGCGGCCTCCAGCGTCATGCGGATGAACTGCTCGTCGTTGAAGTCCACGAATGCCCGGTCCACGTCCCAGCCGCCGGCCCACCGCTGGGCGGTAACCTCGTCGGGTGCGGTGGTCATCTTCCCCGATGCGGGGATGGCGGCCTTGCCGCCGTCGTACTTGTCGACCAGGTGGCCCTCGGGGTAGATGCGCTTCCATCCGTAGACGCGCAGGGACTTGAGCGGTTTGTGGGCGATGGAGTCGATGATGGGGCGTTCGGTGCGGGTGGCCTGCCACAGTTCATCGACCCACTGGCCGCGCTTGGTCGTGGTCGAATCGCCACCGTCGTCGGGGACCAGGACGTCGGTCAGGGCGGCGGTTAGGTTGGACCCGTTGCCGCCGGTGGCGAAGTGGCCGGCGATCCTGGCGGAGAGGGTGTCCAGGTCGGTGCCGGTTCCGGTGACCATGATGGGCGGCGCCTGGGGTTCCGGCGGGGTGGAGGCGGCGGCCGCCGGCTGCGGTGCAGGGGCGGGGGTCTGGACCGCTGCGGCGGCCGCCTGGGGTGCCGGCGTGGGGGCCGCCGGCGGCTCGGTGGGTTCGGCTGCGGGGGCGGCCGGGGTGGAAGCGGTGAGCGCCTGGGGGGCCGGCGCCTGCTGGGTCTGGGACATATCGGTGCCTTTCAGTGATGCAGTGGAAACTAGGGCGTTCTCGAATGCGGGAATGGTGACCAGGGAAACCTCGGTGACGCGGGCGGCGCGGACGACCAGCACGCCGTCGCTGTCGCGGTACTCGTAGTCGGTGATCATGACGCCGACCGACAGGCCATCACGGCGACCGTCTGCGGCCTCGGCCAGGGCGGTGTCGCGCAGGGCGCCTGGTAGCACGGTGAATTCTCCGCGTGGCGTGGTGCCGTCCTGGGCCAGGGCCGACATGACGCCGATAGGGCGTTCCATGTCGTGCATCAGCAGGAACTTCACGCGGCCGAGGTCGGCGGGGAACGAGAGGGAGCCGGCCTCGAAGATGGTCGGCCCGGTGGAGGCGTAGCCCACGACGCCGTATTCCACGATGGCGCCGCCGATGGTGCGGGCCTCGGCCGAGGCGGTCAGGTGCCGGGCAGTGGGGCGCTCGATGGGGGCCGGCGCCGTGGTGGCGCTGGCGGTCAGGTGCAGGGTGATGGGGTCCATCATTTTCCTTCCAATGGGATGCCGGCCTCAATGTCCTGGCACTGCTCTTTGGTGTAGATGCCGGCGTCGATCATGGCCTTGTAGCCGGCGGCGCGCTCGGCCATGGTTCCGCGCGTGAGCTGGTGGGTGTCGAACTTGCACCACTGGCCGGCCGGCAGCACGTCATCCATGGACAGCCGGCCGGTGATGGCGTCCATGTAGGGCTGGAGGCCGTACTCGATCAGCTCGCGGGAGCGGGAGGGCACGTTGGAGTAGGTCATGCTCGACCCCTCCACCGAGGCGTCCACGGCCCAGGCGGGCAATCCCATGTGGCGGGCGACGTTCAGGGCGGCGACGTTGCGGCCGGCGATCAGCAGCTGCTCGGCGCTGGCGCCGTGCATCTTGGCCTCCACCGAGGCATTGGTGTAGGCGACGCCGCCGTTGGCGCCGCGCCGGGCGGCGGCCCAGCCGTCGATCAGCTCCTGGCGCTCGTCCTTATCCAGGGTCTCGCCGGCGACCTGGTGCAGCTCGACGGAGGGCACCGGGTTGTCTGCGGCCTTGCCGGCGGCGACCTCGATGGCGATGGCATCGGCCAGGGTGGTGCGGGCGATGTTCAGCAGTCCCTCGTGGGGGCCGTCGATGCGCACCACGTCCTCGCGGCGCACGGGCTGGCCAAACGCCTTGACCAGGTAGCCCAGCTTGTCCACCTCGGCGTTGTGCTCGGGGACCAGCTGGAAGCGCATCGGCCGGCCGGCCTCGGCGCCGGCGGCGTAGCGTTCGCGGATGACCAGCCAGGCGCGGCCGTGGAAGATCAGGGCGTCGCAGATCCACTGCATCGTGTTGACGCGGGGCCGGCCGGCCTCCAGCTGGCCCAGCCAGGCCGGCGGGCGGGCCATCATGGCGGACCCGTTCATGCCGACCAGGGGGAATGAGGCGATCTTGCCGGCGATGACCAGCCGGCCCTTGGAGACCGCGCCGACGCCCATGGAGGTGCTGCGGTTCACGGTCTGCTGGGGGACGCCGAACAGGTCGGCCAGCGTGAGCTGGGTGAGCGGTGCGGGATCCTCCCAGGTGGCCACGCCGTCGTAGACGCTGGTGGGCAGCAGGGGCGCCTGGCCGGCTGCTGCGGTCAGCAGCCGGTCGCGCCCGGTAAGAGTCGAAATAATGCCCATGCGTGAAATCGTGCCACGGCGTATCTGCCAGCCGAAAACCGGCGGCGGGTCATCCTGTCCCGGTGGCCCTGCGTTCGGCCTTGTATGCGGCGCTGGCGGCGTTTCCTGCCCCGTTGTGGGCCAGGCGCTCGTGGGCGGCGCCGGCTGCCCAGCCGGCGGGCCGGCCGGCGCCGGCCAGTTCGGCGCCGGGGACGACCTGGCGCCAGGCGCACTCGGTGCAGACGACGACGACGGAATGGCGGGTGCTGTCGAGCTTGATCACGTCATGCGCTCCAAATCAGGGGTTTCTCGTGCTTGCGGGTTTGGCGGACTGCCCGGAGGGCGACGGCGGCGGCCACGGCCTCGCTGACCGGTCCGGTGGACTTGGCCCGGCTGATGGCCCACGCCTCTCCCATGGGCCGGGTGGCCACGTTCTCCAGGGCCTCGCGCATGGAGGCGGCGCCGCCGTGCTGAAGCTCGCCGGCGTCGATCATGGCCTTGAGGTCGCCGCATGCGGTGGCGTAGTCCCGCGGGGTCGTGGTCTCGACGGGCACGCCGTTGGCGCCGTTGCGCCGGTTGGACAGCATGCGCAGCTGGTCGGTCACGGAGCGGGTGGCGCCGGCGTCGTCGGCGTGGATGCCACGGCCGGGCCGGTCCTCGACGTAGATCCTGACGACCTCGGGGGCCAGCCAGTCGATGCCGGGGCCGGCCATGACGACGCGGGCCTGGGGCCGGCCCTCGTGGACCCAGCCGGCGACGATGGCTCCCCATCGGCGCTGCGGGTCGGCCTCGTAGGCGATGGCGACCTCGGACCAGGCCGGCGGGATCTGCTCGGCGGCGCCGGCGTCGTACCGGGCCAGGTCCACGAACGCCTCGGACGTGGCGGATCGGCGGTTCATGTAGGCGCGTTGCCACTCGCCCGCGCTGTGCGTGGCGGCGGCCTCGGCCAGGTCGTCCAGGGTGATGGTGTGGCCCAGGGCGGGGTGGAATGCCCAGGTGGCGCGGTCGTAGTAGTCCGCGCCGTCCGGGGCCGACCACTCGAAATAGGCGACGTTGGCGCCGGGATCCCCCACGGCTTGCCGGCCCTGCTCTACCCAGGCGTGCAGGAACTCGGAATCCTTGGTGCCCATGGTGGAGACCAGCCACAGCTGGCGGTCGGGCAGGGTGATCTGGGCCGGCTTGATGGCGCCCATCAGATCCTCTCCCTGCACGGCGTCCCACGCGAAAATCTCATCCAGCATCACGTCGTGCGGGGTGTAGCCGTGCAGGGACTTCGGCGTGGGCGCAAACGGGCTGATCGTCGCGCCGCCGGGGAACGTGAGGGACTGGGAGCCGGCGGCCATGCGCTTCTTGACGTGGCCGGCGAACGGGCCGCGCTCGATCTGCTTCACCAGGTCATTCCACCGGGCCGAGGCATCCTTGCCGGTCTGCGCGGTGTAGAACGCGACCCGGCCCGGCTGCATCAGCGCCCGCTGGGTCAGCACGGCCCGCATCAGCGTGGTCTTCCCGGACTGGCGGGGGACGGTGAGGACCACGACGGGGTAGCGGAATCGGTGCGGGGCCTCGGGCCGGCGCTCGGAGGCCACGCGGGCCACCGTCTCCTGCCACGGCATAAGCGGGGTACCCAGCGCCTTGGCCGTCAGCGCGATCTTACGCAGGTCGTTCGGCGCGCCGGCGGTGGGCGCCGTCGCATACGCCGGTGCACTCACCGGCCGATCCAAACGGCGGTGTCGTCCCCGCTGACGGGGTACGCGGTGAACCAATCGGCGGCCAGCTCCATGGCCTGGGCGACGGTTACCAGTGTCGTGGCCCGGCCGGCGCCGTCCGGGCGGTCTGTGATGCGGCGGACATATCGCGCGGCGTCGGTGTCGTTCATCATGGTTATCTCTCTCGTAGGTACCAAAGTGCCCAGGCGATGCCGAGGGCGAGGCCGGCCATGGTGCCGACGCCGAGCAGGGCGCCGGCCCATGCGATGAGCTGGCCGATCATCGCGGCACCGGCCAGGTCATGATGCGGTGGCCGGGCCAGCTGGCCCGGTGGAGGCGGGCGCCGGCGACGGCTGCGGCGGGGGATGCCGGCGCGTTGCGGGCGGTGCAGTCCTCGCACCTCCAGCCGACCAGGACGGACTCGGAGGCGGGCCGGCGGGCCGGCATGCAGACGGGGCAGGACTTGCCTCGGCTGCGGGCTGGTGTGCGGCCATGGTGGAGCCGGCACGCGGGGTCGGTGCGCCGGTGCTTGGTGGCCCGTTGGAGGTGGTGCGTGGCAACGATGGCGCGGGCGATGGACCACGCGGCTACGATCAGCGCGGCGACGATGATCCAGCCCAGAACGGCGCTCACTTCTTGGCCTTGCTAATCAGGGTCAGCTCGGAGGCGTGGACGCGCATTTCGCCGGCGCCGCGCTTGGCGTAGACCAGGACGGTCTGGCCGTCGTTGCTTTCGATGAACCAGTGCCGGCGGTAGCCGATGCGGCGCACCACGTCGCCGGGGCCGGCTTCGGCCAGGACGTTGGCGCCGTCCTCGCCTCGGTGTGAGTGGATCAGGAGCTTGTGGGGTGTCATCGTGTTTCTTCCATGGTGGCGGGGTCGTCTTTGAGGGAGTCCAGGAACTGCTGGAATGCGTCGCCGGCGGCGACGGGCTGGGGCAGGGTGTCCATGGCTTCCATGAGCTGTTTGGCGGCCAGGGACATCGCGGCGGCTTGGCCCTTGGCGGCTGCCTTGCCGATGACCTCGGCCAGGCCCAGCACCAGCTGGACCGTGAGGACGTGGTGCGGCTGGATCAGGTTCTGGGCGCGTAGCGATTCGATGTATTCGGCAGCGGCCAGGGCCATGGTGTTGGGGGACTGGCCGGCGCTGTTCATTCCGGGCAGTGTCGGGGCGTTTTCGGCCATATTGCGGCCCTCCTTTCGTGGCTTGTTTTTCGGCGGGTTTTCGGGGTTTTGGCCGTTTGTTTTGGGCCGGGGAAAAATGGAAAC